GGTATGATTACCTTTGTAATAAAGGTGTTAAATTTATTTGGAATACTAAAGTAACATCAATCGATTTTGATTCTCAACAACTTCATACTGATAAAAGTACAGAAGATAATGATTGGATAGGATATGATACCCTTATTTTTGGAGTAGGCAAATCAGGTATTGACTTTGGTAAGAAATTAGCCGAACAATATGAACTACCAACAGAATCAAAACCAGTACAAATTGGTGTTAGATTTGAAGCACCACAAAAACACTTTCAAAAACTAATTGATGTAAGTTATGATTTTAAATTATATCGTAAATTTGAAGATGAAGGTGTATCACTTCGTTCATTCTGCACTAATAACAATGCAGCATATGTAGCACTTGAAGAAACATATGGTGATTATAGCTACAATGGCCATGCTAAAAAAGATGAAGCATATCGCAATGATATGACTAATTTTGGTATTTTAATGGAAGTTAAGGGAATTGATAAACCATTTGACTGGTCCCGTGAATTAGTTTCTAAGGTAAATAAAATGGATATCGTCTCAGGCGAGGGATATGGTAATAAAAAAGCTATAGGACGCTTTCAAGCTAAATATAAAGCAGGTCTTTATTACAGTCCTTCATATAAAGATAAAACACTTACATCTGAAGGTGATTGGGTTAAAGCACATTACATTAATGAAAAAGGTCTCCAAAAAGTAAAAGATGCGTTTAAAGGATATTTTCAATATATTGAAGATTTTATTGAGGATATGAAAAAAGTATTTCCAACACTTGGGGATGATTGGGGAATTTATGTACCTGAGGTAAAATATTTATCACCTGAACCACTTGTAAATTATCAAGATTTAAGTTTAACTACATATCCTAATGTACATTTTGTAGGTGATGCATTAAGTGCAAGAGGTATAACAGTATCGGGGGCACAAGGTACTTTAGTAGCAGAACAAATATTATTGTTGCAAAAAGAAGTAAATGATTTTTTAAATGACCCCGCTAATAACCAAGAACCTTGGGAAATGGGAGATACACATGAGTATATTATGGGAGGATTAACAATGCCCAAAGAAAATACTAATAAATTAAAATAATGGGAAAAAGTGAAAAATGGCCTGAACCAAGGCGTATTAAAACCCCTGATGGTACAATTTTACATACATGGGATGGTAAACTTCATAATTGGGACGGCCCTGCTCTTTTACCTCAGGGTGTGAAACGGTTAAGAGAATATTATCTTTATGGTATATTCCATACTGAAGATGAATGGAGGGAAAAAAGACGAGATAGAACAGGATTACCTTGGTACAAAAATCCTGCAATGAGAGAAAATGCTAGACAAGGAGGATAATGAAAATAGGACTTACAGGAACAATGAGTGTTGGTAAAACAACACTAGTTAAAGCTTTATCTAAAGTAGAACAATTTAAGGGTTACACATTTACTACTGAACGTAGTAAATATCTTAATTCATTAGGTATTCCACTGAATCACGAAACTACTATTGAAGGTCAAACTATATTTTTAGCAGAACGTGTAACAGAATTAATGCAAGATTGCTTAATTACTGATCGTACTATTATTGATGTAATGGCATTTACCAATTGTGCTAAAATGGTTAGTGTAATTGATGGTGATGCATTTGAAAATTATGCTAAAAGATTTATACCTCAATATGATCATATATTTTATATTTCCCCAGAGGGAATTGATATTGAAGATAATGGGGTTCGTGAAACTGATGCTGATTATAGAAAACAAATTGATAATGAAATTCAAAAACTTTTATTTAAACATCGCCCTATTGTTCATACTCTTAAAGGATCAACTGAAGAACGTATTGCACAAATAATAAAAACTATTTAATTTTAATATTTATCAACATGAAATTATGGAAATACATTTTAGGAGCAATTGCTTTTATTGGGGGTATATTTGCTCTTAATGCTACCTCTAAGAAAAAAGAGCAAACTAAAAAAGTTAAAGCTAACAAAGAAAAAGTTAAAACGGTACAAGCTAAAACTCGTAAAGTAGAAGAAGCTAAAGTAAAGACTAAAAAGCAAATTACTGAGTCCAAAAAGAAAACTGCAACTACTAAAAAACAAGTTAAAGACACTGCAGCAGCTAAAAAAACTGTTAAAAACTTTAAAGGCAAATATCGCAAAAAAAATCAAGGCCAACCAAAAAAGAAATCATGAAACATTTACTATTAACTCTATTTTTAGGAGTATCTAGTATTTGTTATTCACAAGATACCCTTCAAATTCCTACAGTGGAACTTGAAGAGTTTTTTTTAGCCTTAGATACTCTTGAAGTTCAAGATTCACTAAAATCTAATTTAATTTTAGATTTAGAAAGAACTATTAAATTGTATGAATTACTTGCTGAACAAGATAGTTTAGTTATAAAGTTTAAAGATGAAGAAATTGTTTTATTAAATGAACAAATCCAACTTCATTTAGATAGATTAGATCAAGTAGATAAATGGTATAATAAACCATCTGTGGGGATAGCTGCGGGATTTTTAAGTACTGTAATTTTAATCCAAGCACTTGATTATACACTCCCTGAATGAGTGATCTAAAACAGATAATAAGACAAGAGTACCTTAAATGTGCTCAGGATCCTATCCACTTTATGAAAAAGTACTGTATGATCCAGCACCCCCAAAGAGGTAGAATTAATTTTCATCTTTATCCTTTTCAAGAAAAAGTACTTAAGTTAGTTCAAGAAAATCCTTATTCAATTATTCTTAAGTCTAGACAGTTAGGTATTTCTACTTTATCTGCCGGATATTCTTTATGGTTAATGACTTTTCATAAGGATAAAAATATTCTTTGTATTGCTACAAAGCAGGAAACTGCTAAAAATATGGTTACAAAGGTTAAATTTATGTATGAAAATTTACCTTCATGGCTTAAAGTAGATTACGAAGAAAACAATAAACTAACTCTTAGACTAGCTAATGGTTCCCAAATAAAAGCTACTTCAGCATCAAGTGATGCAGGTAGATCGGAAGCAGTTTCCCTTCTATTAATTGATGAGGCAGCATTTATTGAAAATATTGGTGAGATTTGGGCTTCTGCCCAACAAACCCTTGCTACTGGTGGAGGATGCATAGCATTATCTACTCCCTATGGTACTGGTAATTGGTTTCACCAAACATGGAGCAGAGCGGAAGCTAAAGAAAATGACTTTTTACCTATTAAACTTCCTTGGTACGTCCACCCCGAACGAGACCAAATTTGGAGAGATAGACAAGATGAATTGCTAGGGGACCCTAGAATGGCGGCACAAGAATGTGATTGTGATTTTAGTACTTCGGGTGATGTTGTATTCTACCCCGAATATATGGAATTTATAGAAAAGACTACTATTAGAGAACCTCTTGAAAGGAGAGGAGTTGACCAAAATTTATGGGTATGGGAACCAGCTGATTATACTAGATCATATATGATCTCAGCGGACGTAGCTAGGGGAGATGGTAAGGATTATTCTGCATTTCACATATTTGATATTGAAAATGCCACCCAAGTAGGTGAATATAAGGGACAGGTAGGAACTAAAGACTTTGGAAATATTCTTAGTGCAATTGCTACTGAGTATAATAATGCATTACTTGTAGTTGAAAATGCAAATATTGGTTGGAGTACGATTCAAACCATAATTGAAAAAGGTTATCAAAATTTATATTATTCCCCTAAAGCGGATAATGTTAATGTAGAATCATACATTCAAAACTATGAAAATAATTCTAGTATGACTGCGGGTTTTACTATGTCTAGTAGAACTCGTCCTATGGTTATTGGTAAATTTCAAGAATATGTTAGTGATAAAGGAGTTACAATACAATCAAAACGTTTGGTTGAAGAAATGAAAACTTTTATTTGGAAGTATGGTCGAGCCGAAGCTCAAATAGGATATAATGACGACCTAGTTATGAGTTTTGGCATAGGTCTTTATGTGAGAGATACCGCACTTAAATTTAGACAACACGGATTAGATGTTACAAAAGCAGCTTTAGGATCTTTTAACAAAAGTACAGTTAATTATCAGGGAGCATATTTTTCTACGGGTAAAGATAACCCCTACCATATGGATAATGGAAAAGGGGGAACTGAGGACTTTAGTTGGATTCTGTAATATTTATTCATATATTATATAACATGGCTGATACCAGCGTATTTACAAGATTAAGAAGATTATTTTCCACAGACGTATTAATTCGTAATGTGGGAGGTAGTAAACTAAAGACATTAGACTTTAGCAAATATCAACAAACTGGGCAAGTTGAAACTAATTCAATGGTTGATAGATACAATAGATTGTATACTACAAACCAAATGCCAGTTTATAACCCGGCTCTTAATTATCAAACATTAAGAACTCAATTATATTCTGATTATGAGGCGATGGATACAGATGCTATCATTGCTTCTGCTTTAGATATTTTATGTGATGAATCTACCCTTAAAAATGATATGGGGGAGGTACTTCAAATTAAATCCTCAGACGAAAATCTGCAAAGGATTCTTTATAATCTTTTTTATGATGTCTTAAACATAGAATTTAATCTTTGGATGTGGATTCGCCAAATGTGCAAATATGGTGATTTTTTCCTAAAACTTGAAATAGCTGAAGAATTTGGTGTATATAATGTAATCCCCTATACAGCTTATAACATTATTAGAGAAGAAAAAATTAGTGAATCCAATAATCACCAAGTAGAAGTCAAATTCAAATTCGACCCAGATGGTTTAAGTGGAGGGGGAGAATATGGTGGGTATTTTGGGGGTTTACAAAGTTCAGGAGGAAATAGTAATAATACAAAAGCAATTTATTTTGATAATTACGAAATAGCTCATTTTAGACTTCTTTCGGATGTAAATTACCTCCCATATGGTAGAAGTTATATTGAACCCGCTCGTAAATTATTTAAGCAATATGTGTTAATGGAAGATGCTATGTTAGTACATAGAATTGTCCGCGCACCTGAAAAACGTATTTTCTATATTAATGTAGGTGCAATTCCTCCTGCTGAAATAGAAAATTTTATGGAAAAAACAATTTCCAAAATGAAGCGTACTCCATATGTTGATCAAGACACTGGAGATTATAATTTAAAATATAATATGCAAAATCTTCTAGAAGATTATTATATTCCATTAAGAGGTAATGATGCTTCCACAAAAATCGAAACCACCCCGGGTCTCCAGTATGATGGTATTACTGATGTAGAATATTTAAGAAATAAATTATTTGCGGCCCTTAAAGTACCTAAAGCATTTTTAGGATATGGTGAAGATACAGAGGGTAAAGCTACGCTGGCAGCAATGGATATTAGATTTGCTCGTACTGTAGAACGTATCCAAAGAATTATTCTTTCAGAATTATATAAAATTGCTGTTGTCCACCTTTATACCCAGGGATATGATGGTGATGATTTAGTTAATTTTGAGCTTAATTTAACTACTCCTTCAATTATTTATGATCAGGAAAGAGTAGCGTTAATGAAAGAAAAAATGGATTTGGCAACCCAAATGACAGATTCTAAACTATTCCCAACTGACTTTATTTATGATAACTTATTCCATTTAAGTGAGGATGATTATCATGAATTTAGAGATTTAGTTAGAGAAGATTCTAAACGCACTTTCCGCAATGCCCAAATAGAAGCAGAAGGAAACGACCCCGTAGAATCAGGTGAGTCTTATGGCACCCCTCATGATTTAGCTTCATTATATGGTAAAGGAAGATATTATGATAAACCTGATAATGTACCCGCTGGATATAACGAAAAAGAATTAGGTCGCCCTGAAGAAAAAGTTTCTAATATTAACACACAGGATGGTAACTTTGGGAAGGATAGATTAGGAATAGATGCCATGAAAGGGAAAGAAAATGAATCTGATTCTATAAAACCTACATATAAAGGTGGTTCTCCATTAGCTTTAGAAGCTAAAACAGCTTATTTACAAAATAAAGATATGCTTAAAAAAATACCGGTTAACCGTAAACAGTTAGTTTTTGAGCAAGACGATTCGCTACTTGATGAAAAACAATTAAAGGAGTAAAAATCTTTATATATTTATAAAAAAGCCTATTGATGAAAATTAAACATTCTAAGTATAAAAATACGGGCCTTTTATTTGAGCTTCTAGTGAGACAAATAACTGCTGACACTCTTAACGGTGGTTCGTCTCCTTCCCTTAATTTACTGAAAACAGCGTTTGCTAAAACTGAATTAGGAAAAGAATATAAATTGTATGAGACCCTATTTAAAACTAAGAATTTAAGTGAAGGGAAAGCAGAAATAACTTTAAATGCTGTACTTGAAGCTACCCGTAAATTAAATAGAAGTGCTTTAAGAAGAGAAAAGTATAATCTTATTAACGAAATAAGAAAATACTATAATATAAATGAATTTTTTAGACACCAGGTACCCAACTATAAGGGGTATGCTGCTTTTTATAAATTAATAGAAATTTATAATTCGGATAAATTATCTGAAACAAATGCAATTATAGATAATAAAGTTACTATATTAGAATGTTTAACTGAACGTCCTGTATCACAGAAAAAAGTTAAACAGGATTTGGTTGAAGAATTTGCTAAGTATGATAAAGATTTAAGAGTACTTACCTATAAAGTAATGCTTGAAAAATTTAATGGTAAATATGCTAATTTAAATAAGGGACAAAAAGAAGTACTTAAAGAGTTTATGAACTCAATTGACAATACACCTCGTTTAAAAGAAATTTATAATAGTAAAATTAACGAAGTTAAAAAATTACTAAATCTTCAAGTTAAAAAAGTAAAAGATGATGCTACTAAAATCAAAATTTTAGAAGTAGTCAAATTGCTTAAAGAAATAAATAAGGGGGCTAGAATCAATAATGACGATTTAATTAATCTACTTCAGTACTATGAGTTAACTGAAGAATTAAATAAAACAAACCAATAATGCCTATTAAACCCTCAGAGCTAAATCCTAATTTTATTAAAAAAATTGAGGACAAATATGGTCCTATAAGTAACGAGGATTTTTTTGCTGATAATTTAAGTTATTATGCTAAAGCTAATAAACCTGAAGAAAGAGGTGAAGGAGGAGGTATAACTCATGCTATTATTGATCTTCCAAGTTTTATAGAATTATTTAAAACTTTAGATAAAGCTAAAGAAGTTGCTAAGGATTTAACTACTCAAAAAGAATTAAGAGGCGATCAAGAGTACAAAGACCAGTATAAAAAAGTTGCTGATACTTTTAATAAGTTTAGAACATTTTTTAGAAAAAATTATCCTGACCAATATAGTCTGATCAGACAAACCATTCAAGAAATTAGTACTTCGGGTGCAGCAGGAGGGTATTTAACTAAATATGCTTTTAGGAAAAAAAATTCACCTGCCCCCGATAGTCAATATATCAAAATGGGCTACAAACCAGTTGATAGAAAGGCTTTAAGAAAAAAATCAAAGGGATTTGATTATGTAGATTTATATAAGGATTAATATTTATAACCATGAAAACACTTCAAGAACAATATAATTTAATTAAAGAAGGAAAAGGACATAAAGGCATTTTCAATAAAGAAGCAAAGCGTTTATTTCCTAACATTGTTCCTAATGCCTCTACATTTAATCAAACTGCTAAATTATTAAAGCAACGTAGTGTAATTAGTGAAAATATCTTCCCTTTAATGCCCTCTGCTGGGTTAAATCCATTTACTTCATTTGATAAATTTGTTAATGAAGAAGTTAAAGCAGATGAAAAAAAAACAACTAAAGAAGTTGAAGATGCTGAAACTGCGGGATATGACTATAAGGACCCTAAAAATTTAGATAATCAAATATTTGACCAATATCTTAATGGTGTTAGAGTTGAGTTAGAAAAAGATTCTAAATTGGATTTAGAAGGAGCAAAAAAAATAGTTGCTAAAAATTTAGAAAAAGATCCAATTTTTTATACTAAAAATGCTGCTTTTAAAGTAGATGGTTTAGGGTATGAAGAATTAAAACAACAAGAAGAACCAAAAGGTAAACATAAATCATCCGGCTACGGAGACTTAAAAGAAAATAAAATGAGTAAATCAACAGATCTTAAAGAATTATTAGAAGAAGCAGTGGCTGGAATACCTTCAGTAGGTAATCCATTTTTAGAAAGACCCAAAACTAATTATGAAAATAAATTTGAAGCTTTTTTAAATGAGGAAGAAAAAGTAGATGAGGGCGATACCGATGCTAAAAGAGCAGATGATGCTAAAAGGTTAGGTAAAAAAGGTGAAGAAAACATCTATGGAGCAGGAGTTGCTAAAGGAGAAAAAATTGAAAAATCTAAGATGAAAAAAGAAGGCAGAATGAAAATGCCTGAAGTGCTTAAAGAAGCTGAACGTTTAGGAGAAATTGCTAAAAAGAAAGTTGAGGCTAAGATTTATGAAAGAGCAATAGCAGAAAGAAAAAAAGCTATGATGGTAAGCGAAGATGAATCTATCTCAGAATTTATTAATCAAGAGGCACTTAAAGAAGTTGAAAAAGAAATTAAAGAACTAGAAAAAAAATTAATGGAGGCTTCAGCGGATAAAAATAATATGACTGGAGGCAAATGATTCGTCAAACCCTCATAGAAACCCAACTTTTTACGGTTTCCCCACAGTCAATTACTGAAGCGGTTAAAACCGAAAGAGGTAATTTGCTTGTTGAGGGTAGATTACAATCCGCAGAAACCAAAAATGGTAACGGTAGATTTTACCCTAGAAAAATTTTAGAAAGAGAGGTTGAAAATTATAAAAAAGGACCAATAGCAGAAAATAGAGCATTAGGTGAACTTGACCACCCTGATTCTTCTATTATTAATCTAAAAAATGTTTCCCATAACATTAAAGATATTTATTGGAAGGGGGATGATGTAATAGGCAAAATTGAAATCCTCCCAACCCCTTCAGGTAATATACTAACAGAGCTGTTTAAAAATGGGATTACGGTAGGTGTATCTTCAAGGGGGATGGGTAGTTTAAAACCTGGATCAGATGGAGTACAAGAAGTCCAAGATGATTTTGAACTATTATGTTGGGATTTTGTATCAACTCCTTCAACTCCAGGAGCATATGTTGCCCCTATACAGGAAGGTTTAAATTCTAAATTTCTTTCAACAAAAGAATATTATAAAGTTAATGAAATAATTACGGAAATTCTTTGTAATAATGGACAATGTCCTATTATATAAATTTTTTCTTTTATAAAATATTAAAGGGAAGGTGCTAAAATTGCATTTTCCCTTTTTTTTATATATTTACACGTGAAAAATGTATCGTCAGTCTATACGATACCGATTATCAATTTATTAATCACTATTACGCTTCTACAGAATAAGCGTACTTTCCAAAAAAAAATTTAGGAACAATGGCAAACAGAGATTTGTTGGCAGACGCTATTGCGGATGCTAAAGCAGTTAAAGAAGTAGCTATCGCTAATGCGAAAGCCGCTTTAGAAGAAGCTTTCACCCCTCATCTTAAAGACATGCTTGCTCAAAAAATCAATGAAATGGAAGATCTAGATGAAACTGATCTTTCTGAAGTTGATAAAGAGAAAGTAGACGAAGAAAAAGAGATGGATGAAACTTATGGTAAAAAAGACGTGGATGAAGCTTATGACATGGATGAAGAAAAAGACATGGATGAAGCTAAAGACATGGACGAAGAACTCGATTTAGAAGAAATTCTAGCTGAGTTAGAACTCGAGGAAGGTGAAGAACTTGAAGAGGCAGAAGAAGTTAAAGAAGAAAAAGACCTGGACGAAGCTAAAGACGATGAAGTCAAAGAAGGCGAAGACTCCTTGGAAGAAACTGAAAAAACTTATGAAGCTGAAGAAGAAGAAATTAACCTCGAGGATATGAGTGAAGATGAGTTAAAAACTATGATCGAAGATATCATTGAAGATATGATCGAAGACGGTGAACTCGTTCCTGGACCAAATGCAGATGAATCCGAAGCTGAAGAAGATGAGGATACTGACGATGGTACAGAAGGGGATGCTGAAGTAGACATTGAAATCGACGATATTGATCTTGAAGAAGGTAAAGAAGAAAAAGTTGATGAAGAAAAAGAAGAAATGAAAGAAGAACTTGAAGAAGCTAAGGCTGCAATCAAGCAACTTCGTTCTGATCTTAATGAAGTTAACTTACTTAACTCTAAATTACTCTATACTAATAAGATTTTCAGAGGCAAAAGCCTAACAGAAAATCAAAAAATTAAGGTTCTTAAGGCTTTTGATAAAGCCGAAACAGTTAAGCAAGCAAAAACAATTTTTGAAACTCTTAATGAGAATTTAGTTGCTAAAACTAAAAAATCTAATATTAGAGAATCATTAGGTTCTGCTTCTAAACCAGCAGGTGTTGCTCCAAAGCGTCCTATAACTGAAAATGTTGTACAAGAAGATGCTATGGTCAATCGTTTTAAACAACTTGCAGGTATTAAATAATTTTAACTTAATTTTAAAAAAATAAAAAATGTCAAACTTAAATTCTCTCTTAGAGAGCTCCAATCAGTGGAAGTCAGTTCAATCTGACGCCGCTAGGTTGGCTAATAAGTGGAACAAGACAGGATTGTTAGAAGGTATCGGTAACGAAACTGAGAAAAACAACATGTCTTTAATCCTCGAAAATCAGGCGAAGCAACTCGTTGTTGAGTCGTCTCAAACTGGTGGTGGTACTGCCGGTGCTAGCTTTTCAGCTGGAACTGGTGAACAGTGGGCTGGTATTGCTTTACCTCTCGTAAGAAAGGTATTTGGTCAAATCGCAGCGAAAGATTTCGTTTCGGTCCAACCAATGAGCTTACCTTCTGGACTTGTTTTCTTCCTTGATTTCCAATATGGAGGTAACGGTGCGTTCCCAACTCAAGGTGGTAAATTCACTAACGGTGGTGATGTATTTGGTGCAGGATCACTTTATGGTAAAACTGATGTAAGCCCCGTTACCGATGGTTTATATGGTGCCGGTAAGTGGACTTACTCTTCTAACACAACTCAATCTGCGTTTGCTTCTCCAACAGCTATTGCAACTGCATCTTGGGCTGAAACAGGATACGATGCAGATTTATCTGCTTCTGTTTCTAATGGTACTTTGAAGAAGATTTCATTTGTAAAAACTAGCTTTAACGAACCTGATTTAGAAGGTGTTAGAGGTTTCTTCGTTTCAGGTGTTGATGTTACTACTAACTATCCGCAATATAACGCAATCTCAGGTAACAACTTCGATTTATTTGCTTTAGGTACTGATGGTACTGATCCTTCAGCTATGGAGGTTACTTACGTACAACAGCCTACTGATAACAAGAGAGGTGACTTCGAAGATGGTAATACTAGCTTAAACGGTGAAAATACCACTATCGATATTCCTGAGATCAACGTTAAGATGAAGTCTGAAGCAATTGTTGCTAAGACTAAGAAGCTTAAGGCTGTATGGACTCCTGAGTTTGCTCAAGATTTGAACGCTTACCACAGTTTAGATGCTGAGGCTGAGTTAACTTCAATTATGAGTGAGTACATCGCTCTTGAGATCGATTTGGAAATCCTCGGTATGTTGTTAGAAAATGCGTTGACCACTGAATACTGGACAGCTGAGAACAATGTTGCTTACGATGGTACATCTGATGTCGCTTCAAATAGCAACTTAAACTTCTACAATACACAAGGCCAATGGTTCCAAACCCTCGGTACTAAGATTAATAAGGTTAGTAACAAGATCCACCAGGCTACTTTAAGAGGCGGTGCTAATTTCTTAGTTTGCTCTCCAACAGTCGGTACTATTTTAGAATCAATTCCTGGTTTCGCAGCTGCCGATGGTGCTGACGCTAATACTATGAACTATGCGTTTGGTATCCAAAAAGTTGGTAACTTGAACAGCAAGTATGAGGTTTATAAGAATCCTTACATGACTGAGAATACTATTCTTCTCGGCTTTAAAGGTTCACAATTCTTGGAAACAGGTGCTACTTTCGCTCCTTACATTCCATTAATTATGACTCCTCTTGTATACGATCCAACGACCTTCACTCCAAGAAAAGGTCTCTTAACTCGTTATGCAAAGAAGATGTTAAGACCTGAATACTACGCTAAGATTTACGTTGGTGGTTTAAACACCCTCTAATAGATCTTAATATAGTCTAAAGAAAAGCCCCGCTTCGGCGGGGCTTTTTATGTGCTTACTAGTTCCTACTATATTTATATTAAACAATAAAGTTATACAAAAATGAAAGAAACCCCCTCACAATTGCCCATACCGGCATTCGTTATGAATTTTCCTTTTACTTTAGATACTGCAGTTCCTAATAATATTTGGATGCAAGAAATGAAAGAAGAAGAGCTAAAAGTAAATAAAGGAAACGCTTACCGACAATTTTTAGATTTATACCAATTCGTAGCTGGTAATTCTTTAGTTTATACTTTACCTGCTGAAGGTAATTTCCAAGATTTAGTATATGTAGCTAATATGGGGTTACAATTACCCCATATTAAGGATTCAAATAATATTATTATGTCTAATTTTACTTCTGAACCCCGACAAGGAGAGGAAAAAGTTGGAAAGCCATTTTTTGAATCAATGGGATATAAAACCCACACATGCCCCTTTAAATGGGAAGGAGAAGCTGATTTGAAATACCTTTATGATAACGTTTACATAGGGGGATACGGTCAACGATCTGATATTCAAGCTTTTGAATGGATGGAAAAAGAATTTGACATGAATATCATTAAAATTGAAATGGTAGATGAATATCTTTACCATCTTGATTGTTGCATCTTCCCGTTAACTAAAGATAAAACTTTAATTTGCACGGAGCTCTTCACCCCCGAGGAGTTAGCGCAAATATCACAATATACTAACATAATAGACATAAGTGTTGACGATACCTACAACGGGATTGCTAATTCTGTTAGATTAGGTAATATGATTTTATGTGCTTCAAATATTTCTGAGCTTACTAGAGCAGATGAAAATTATGAAGCTGAAAAAGCTAAAATTAATACATTAGAAAAAATATGCTTTAACGAAGGACTTGAACCCGTATTCTTCAACATCTCAGAATTTATGAAATCAGGAGCTATGTTAAGTTGTATGATGATGCACTTAAATTATGTTGACCAAACTAAATCTCTCCTTTAATGGCTCAACATTTAGAAGATTGGTTAGAAGGAGAAGTTGCAGAACTTTCTAAATTAGAAGTAGGTGAATTATCAAATACTTTTTTCTTTAGAGACCCTATGCGTCCTAACTATATAGATCATAAACATTTTTATGCTCCTGCAGATGGTACTATTTTATATCAAAAATATGTAAAAGACGCTACCGACCCTATAGTAGAAATTAAAGGTATAGATTATACATTACAAGATGTTTTAGGTAATAAACAGTATAATCAACCTTCCCTTGTAATTGGCATATTCATGTCATTTTATGATGTTCATGTAAATAGAATCCCATACCCCGGTATATTACAATAT